ATTAAGTATTCTTGAAAATTAAAAAGTGCGAACATAAAGTATGCGTTCGCATTTTACTTTATTTTTTTATACGCGTTCGCTCGCGACTAATTTACCCTAGTAAGGTTAGGTGGATACATAAAAGCAAGCACCTTGGAATCTAATGAAATTGAAATCTTCGGCAATAGCAAAATTGAAATAGCGTCGACCATAATTGCCAGGGCTTGTATAAAATAGTGTCACACAAGGAGTGGTAATATCTCTATCATAACGGTCTGCATTTAAATGATCGCATGTTGATGTAAACAAATGATCATGAAAATAAGGCACTTCATATTCAATTCCACCGTGAAGAGGATTAACTACTATAGAACCTGAAGGAGATGCATTACCTATAGTTCCGGTATTAATGACAGTTTCAAAATTGGTTAAAGCAAGTGATTGATTTCTCTGATAACTTATAACTACAGGTCCTACGAAATGATCGTTAGGACCATAAGTTCTCCAACGCATACCACCACGAGAACCTAAGTAACAGTATCTCATGATGTTAAAAGTGGAAATATTACCTTGTGAACCAGAAATAGGAACAGATCTGGGAACTAAACGTGGACAAGCTTCTGGATAAATGGAATGTCGAGTAGTGTTCTGGGAAGCTACAAGTAAAGTGAATATACTGGCTTGATCTCTTTTGAGTAATACTCGAAGAGACTCAATTTTCTCACCATAATGAGCAGTGAATATATCGTGATTACTAGGTTTAGTAGTATTAATAGTTATTTCTTTACCAGTCACAGTAACAGTGTTGTTGATACGACGCTGAACTTTGTTTAAAGGTTCACCTTGTTCATATGCACTCTCTGCAGTAACTGTAGAGGAAGCATTAACAAAGAAACCTATTTCTTTAGGTTCAGTAAATTCAATATCATTACTATATACATAGGTATGGATATATAATGGTGTTGTTGGATTTTCCAAACCAGTTAACGTAGTAGCATTTCGTACAGATAAAACACCTGTAGCACATCCACGATTGTTTGCTAAGATTACAGAGTCCGTACCTCCAGTCGGATGCAAATAATCTTTAACTGAATCAGTGAAAGAACCAAAAAAATCATGTACATTAGCAAAAGATTTATGATGGTTAAAACCAACATGAATAGTTATACTACGTTCTTTTTCAAGATCCATAGTAACCATGTATTGTTGATTAAGTATAGTTGGTCTCGCTCTTCTATCAATGAAACTTGTAGTTCCATTTGGCTCATAGATGAAGAGTAATTTACCACGTGTAAAATTAGAAGCAGTTACATCAAATCTAAAACTAATTGTTCCCCTCCAATTAGAAAAGTGCATAACAGCTTGAGATAATGCAGAATATTGCATACATTGGAATTGAGGTTCTGTAACATTAGCTTTGAGTCTAGTGCCTAACATTGGTGTTACTGGAAATTCGATAAATGTTTCTTTATATGGTTGATGAATATTGCCAGTTTTAAAAGTGTCGATTAATGTAGGTATGGAAGTCATGTGTTTTATTGCTAAAGCATCATGATTACCAGAACCACATATATCGTTCATAAGAGCAAGTTCTTGTTTTGGATCACAAGTTAATTTATAAGCAGTATCAGTACCAATAACTGTTGCACCATTTGAAAAAGTAACTTGTTTAGCAAATTTGGGAGGTTCAACATTGACAGGTTTCGAATAACCGAACATCAATGCTATTTTAGAGATAGCAGTTGCAGCAATATTAGTTGCTTTAGCAAAAGTAGAGACGATAGGAACATCTTCTAATCTTTCTGCTACATGGGAAACTGCTGTGGCTATTGAACTAACTGGGTTAGTAAGGAATTCTGACTCAGCTTGAACAGTTATACGGGTATTAGTTGGTGTAGATAATTCAACATCATCCATCCAAGCATATATACTAAGAAAAGGAGGATCCTCAAGAGTATCTATTGTCTGGGAATGAAATTGTCCTAAACTGGTAATAAAAATTTCACCAAAAGATTGAAAATCATTATATGGTATGGTATTATCAAGTATATTAACACTATCATCATTAAATAAACGAAGTTGTTGATGAGGATATACAAAAGGTAAATTTAATTGTACATCATCATCTTGACCAGCATTTACGTAACAAATTTCAGGTGATTGACTTAGATAATTTTGTCTAAATTTACGAGAATCCGTTGTTACAGCAAGACCTTTATGGACTAAATAATTTCTATTGGCAGCAGGCATTGGTTGATAAGATACTAAGAGGGAACCATAATGAAACTTGGTAGTAGAAAGATTAAATCGTAGTTTCAAATTTCCTCTAAAATAAGTGTAATGTGCTAATTTATTTCTAATAGCAGGTATTGAAGACCATATAAGCCATGGATTTAAATTATTATCAAAATCGGTATTGAGTGCAATGGGAGCAGAAGAAATTAATACAGGTCGTTTAAAAAAATCATCTAAAAACAACTTATCATCTAAACTTGATGACAAAACTCGTTGACTAGTTTCTCCCATAATTTCTTTACTAGCAGAATCCTCAAGATTTTGAAGAACTAAAGCAGATTCAAAACGAACACTAGTTTTCCTATGAGAATTCTCCTCTAAGGAATCCAATGTTTCTTCTGTAAGCATTTTAGACATATAAAAAATATCTTCATAATATAAATCAGAAGTTAGGGGATTAGTACGTAAATCGTGCCTTTTAACAAGTTGACGATAAGTCATCTTGTAATTAGGTCCAATTCTGAGGGCAGGAATCTCTTGTTTTGGTAAATCTTCCGATTCTGCTTTAACATAAGTCGATTGTTCTAATATATGGACTAATGATTGCAAATTTTCAGTTGTTCTGGCAAGTTTTGAAATAGCGCTCTCAAAATCAGCGGTAGCAGCAACATGTAAACGTTGTTGAGAAGGGAGTGCTGGATGTTTACAGCAATATGAGGCCGTTAGGTGCTCACATTTCGTTAATTTATAATTTTGTTTTGCAATTCATATTACATCAATGTAATCACTGAATTAGGTGATTACTGACGCAAACCAATACATTTATCTTTCAAAGTGGGGTCGCCA